CGCGGCCAATTTTTGGAGAGAGACCTTATCTTGACTGAATTCTCTGATCAGCATCAGCGTCGTTCACGGCCAAGAGAACCTTCGGCTCCTTGTTCCTCGTCCGCTTCAGGTGGAAGATTGGCATCCAGGCTGAGATCTGCGGACAGGTCAGCACCAGGTTCGGTGCCCGGAACTTGAGGTGCCTGTCCTGTGAGCACGCCTTGGACACCTTCCAGTTCGTTTTTGCCGGCCTGTACTGCTGCCAGGAGATTGGTCAGTGCGGCTGCGGCCTGGCTCTGGAATTGTTGTGCTTGATCGGCACCCATGTCGTTCTTGATCGAGTCGGCCAGGGCTGGTAGATCCTTGAACTGCATGGCCGAGATTTCTTCCATCATTTTCTGTACGCGATCTACCATGTCCTGTGATGCCAGCACCACCTGGGCAGTCTGTAACTCGCTGGCTTCACGCACCATGCGAGACTGTTTGCGGCTTTCTTTTTTCATGGAAGCCACGGCTGACATGATCTTGCTTTCTTCGGGATTCAATGACTGGCCACTCTCGGCTTTTTTCATGGCTGCCTTGGTCTTGGGATCATTGAGATCCACTGCCACCACGGTAGCATCCATCTCGGCGATCTTGGTCTGGAGAGCCTGTTCCATCATGATCAGACGGATGTAATCAGGATTACGCTCGCTGAAATGGAAACTGGGAGAGATTTTATGCTCTCTGATCATGCCACGCACCCGGCTGAGCATTTCCATGGCCTTGGCACGCTTGACGCGGGCAAAGTCCAATCGCATACCGGTCTGGTTTTCAATGACCTTAGATATTAGTACGTGTTGTGGACGTGCGTCCAGTTCGTGCAGTTTCATTGTTGAATCCTCGTATTTGCCAGTATTTAGCCAAATTTACACATTTGTCTAATTGATCTGTCACGGCAATGAGCCGTCTCTTTCGTGTGTCTATCTTGAGCATGACCGATTCTCGGAGGAACGCATCCTTGATGCGATGTGCCAGGGGCTGTCTCACGGCCAGATCTGCTTCCAGCGATGACTTGTCGGCATCCAGCCGTTCTATGTTCTGTGTCAGCGGAAACTGCTGATACTTGTCGGCTATGCACCAACTCAGGGCGGTACGCAGTCCAGTGAACTCATGGCGAAAAATATCGTTTTTGCTCACAGCGACACGACCGGTACCTGGGTCATGGGTGACTTGATAGATGCCAAATACCAGATATCTGTTGTCCTCTTTGATGATGGATATGTGTTCCAGCATGGGCATGTCACGTTCGACCATGCGGTGCAGTTTTTCCAGGGTCTGAGGTTGGGTGTATTTCATTGGAAAACAGTGATGGACAGCAGATAACCGACCGCGGCGATCAGCAGTGTGATGAGTCCCAGTCCCCAGGCCATGATCTGGTCGGTGCGTTTCTCTACCATGCCATGTACCATGTCATGCACTTCGCGTATGACCGTGCTCTGTTTCTCGATCTTGTCATCTATGGTAGTTAAACGATTCTCCAAGAATCGGTAGCGTTCTGCACACAGTTCTACGTGTGCTTCGAGGCTCTTTTTTTCAATATCGGTGGTTTCTGTCACGATCACTGTGTCCTTAACGGTATAGGATATATTTATGGTGACGCATGCTGAAACCAGATGTTGTTGTCTGGATCCAGCACCGAACAGGAAGCCGATGATTCAGTGAGATGTGTGAGCATGGGCACGGATTCACAGTCTTTTTTTAGATGTTCGAGATCCAGGCCCAGAGTCTCTGGATGTTCGATCTCGAATTCAAATGTCCAGACCGACGCACCGTTGATGTGTTCCATGCAAGGATCCGTGATGTCTGTGGGCAAGGTACGCAGAGCGATGATCTGCTTGAGTGTTTCCCAGTTCCTTTGCTGATTGCGGCTGCGATTCCATCCTGTCTCGTCAGTGACTGATTGTCCCGACCGATCCTGGAACGGGATCCTGTTGCGGGTAGCACTGCTGGTCACTCCGGTGCTGGTTATGTCAAAGGTTGTCTGGCAGCGTATTTTCACCCTGTATTTACAGGCAAAAAAAAGCCCCGTAAATTACGGGGCTTGTCGCAAACTAGATTGTGATTAGTTTGTGAAGGTCGCTGTAGCGGCAGTGGTCACTGCATAGCCAAGAGCGGTTGTGAGGGCCGAGTCAAGATCGCCACCGTTGGTGAAGTCCCAAGCACCTGTGGGGTACACGGCCAATCCTAGCGTATCTGTGTTGTTACCGACTTCGGTAAATTCATAGATAGCGATGGTGGCACGGGTCTGGATGGTCTGGATCGCGTTGAGCAGATCTGTACCAGAAGGTGTCGCGGCACCTGTGAATGTCACTGTACCAAAGTCCAGCTTGGGGCCGGCTGAGTTGACTGTGACGCCAGAAGTGATGGTGTTCACACCGGTGTTGGTATAAGCAGCGGTGTCTTGGTGTAATACTTGTTTAAAGTCGCCATTGACTCTTGTTACTGTTGCCATTTTAAATCTCCTTAGTGTATGGCCACGTTGGGCCTACTTTTATTTACCAAAAAGATCAAAAATGGTGTCGGCTAAGCTAGTTCTGGGTTGTTTCGGGCGAAATTGGCCGCTGAGAACCGCATGCGATCCACGAACTTCATGCCCTGCCCCACGTAACCTTCGTGCCCAGGTTCGTCGTTCACAGATGCTTCAACATCCTTGGCCTGGGTATCCAACTGCCGCACCAGGTCGTTTTTCAAAGAAGAAATGTCCAAGAATGACTGGAACACAGCGGCCATGGCCTGCTTGTTCTCTGTGGCCCATTCGAATATACGCGGAGCTTTGGCTGGTTCTTTTTGCTGTATCCATGTACCAAATCCCTGGATGAGATTATCAAAACTGCCCGATCTCACACGGCTGTTGATATAGGTTTTCATCAGTGCGGGCAGGTTGGTGATTTTGCGATCCCTGAGTTCTTGGGGATTGAATAGTTTGTCTATGGCCTGTCCATATTGCGCGATGATCTTTTCAACATCAGCCACGACATTTTTGTTGATGGTGATTTCACTCATTTCTCTAAGGCTGGGATCCAAGACCAAGAGACCAGGACTGTCTTGTAGGGCTGCGGTACGAATAGGAGTTGCTGTTCCTCCCGGGGAGTCTAGGGCCGTGTGTATGGCAACACCCACTTGGCTGGCCCCGATCTTTTCTCCCAGCTCGGAATCCTGGGGTACGCGATACTTCACCGTGTTGGGCGTGAACTCATAGGCATCCGCCACGACGGGTGGTTGGTCAGTCCACAAGAGATCGCCCTTGATATACCCCCGGAAATCCTGAGGTACCGCACGCCGGAGCATGGGGAATAGTTTTTTGTATATGTCCACCAGTTCGCCGCGTTCGCCGCCGCGGGCGGCCATGATACGCTCGATCTGTTCAGGTGATGTGGCTAGGCCATCATAGCCCTTGGCCCCGAACCCCGATTTGTCTGTGAGCACGAACTCGCCCGAGGGCTTGCGACCGAATATGATGGCGGGCTTGCCATCCCATTTCACTGTGTTAGAAAGCGGATTGCTGGCAGCAGCCTTGATAGCGTTGATTGCTTTGCGCAGACCTTGGCTTCCTTCATCAAATACTTTGTCCTCGGGGTGAGGTATGCGTTGATCTGTAGAGGTAGCTTCCACGATGATCTGCATGCCCTGGTTCACGATGCGATCTCGCAAGCGGGCAAGAAATGACACTTCGTTGTATTCGGTATAGACCGCTATGTTTTCGTCCAGGGGTGTGCCCGCACGTTGCATGTGGTCACGAAAGTCGGCCAGTTTCTCGTCGCGCCGGGGATCGTTTTTGAGTGCGGCCATGATGCGTTCCACGGAGTAGAGATCGCGCACTGTGGCGCTGGGATTCAACAGCAAGGGTCCTACCCGGTCAGGATCGTCAGTGATGATTTTATTGGTAGCACGATCCGCTATGCCATCGTTTTGATTGAGTTTGTAGCCCAGGCTCTTGGCCATGGAGTTGATCAGGATGTTGCGGCTTGCACCTTTGAAGGCCGAGCCAGGATCACTCTGTAACACGAATTGATTCCAGCGAGGTTTACCAGTAAACATGAAGTCGGTCTGTACAAACCCGTTGCGAGGGTTACCACGGATGGCAGTGAGGAAATGCACGCTTACGCCTGATTTTTTTATGTAGCGACTGGCATCCGTCCCTTGCTGGGCAGCCCAGGCCTGTAGTTTTGATACCAGCTGTTCCTTGGAGATTTCATTGACATCGACCTGTAGATCGAGATCTCCTGATGTGGGCTTGCGTCCTGTGCTGCCCAACCAGCGAACAGGTAGTCCATCCTCTGGACTTTTTTCCGTGGTAAAATCCAACCCGGTAATACCTTCCAACCATTGGACGGTGGGCATGACATCGGCTTGATTGATACGCTGTGTGAGTGGATTGCCGTCGGCATCCTTGAATACGTTGCCGCCTTCGTTGAGATTCATGTGACTTGTATCCCAGCCGTCCTCAACAGGGCGTCGACCACGGGGTTATTGGTCTTGTTCACTGAGACTGGACCGGTCTGTGCCTGCAGTTGTTTGGCCAATTGAGATACGTTGACATTGGCGTTACGCAGGGCCAGGCCTACCGCGTTGGTGGCCTGTTGTGCATTCATGGGTGCGGCTGGTTGCCCCGGAGCCTGCTTGGCACCAGGACCCAGTGTTTTCTGTGCTGCCGGACTCTGATAGGCTGTCTTGGTAGAATCCAGGCGGGCCACCACGGTCTGCTGGGCCAGCTTTTCAAAGGCCGAACTCAGGGCATTGCGATCATTGCGGTTCTGCACCACGTCGCCGATGGCCTGTTCGATGCGTTGCTGGCTCTGAGGATCCATGTCCCCTATCTTGTAACTGCGGAGCATGACCCGCTCGACAAAATCTGCCAGCTGGTTTTCGTACTCTGTGGGATCCACGGGCTGACCGCCCGCGGCTTGTGTGAGTTGGATGACCTTGTTGTTCCACTGTTGCAGTGCGACCTTGGAGGCCATGGCCGTGTTCTGTTGCACTTTTCTAGTCTGCAATTTTTGCTGTAGATTACCAACAATGTCGGATAGATTGGTACGCGAAAAATATCCGCCTTGCTGTGGTGCCGCGGCAGCGGCTGCAGGGGTAGCGGCTGCAGCAGGTGCGGCTGCAGGGGTAGCGGCTGCAGCAGGTGCGGCAGCAGGGGTAGCGGCTGTTTTGGCTCCCCCTGGTACGACGATTCCGCCCGGAGTGGTATATTCCGGTGCTTCGTTCAGCCTGGCTTTGTTTCTGGTTATCTCATGTATCTGCATCGGTTCTTCTCACTGAGCGGGTAAATTTTCCAGCGTCTTTGGTACGGATGGCATTGAGCAGTTTGCGTACTAGATTTTCTGCCTGATCTGCTGGATATGCTTCCTCGATCTGCTCGACTAGACGCACAGCACTCGCTATCACGTTTGATGCCCGGCTTTCAATGATGTAGCGACGGTCACGATCTGCGTTCCGTTCGGTGTAAATCGCGTCTAATTCGTCCAGTATGCTACGGGTCTTTTTCTGCATGGTACCAGGGCCTTTGGATTATTTATTGCTGGAAGCGTATATAAATCTGTAAATATGATTGAATCATTTTACGACAGAAAACATCAATGATCGATCATCTTACCAAAAAATATGCTTACGTGACCCAACACGACTATGACAATGTCAAGGGAGAGGATTGGCCAAGCTTTTTTGACTTCCAACAACATGTCCGGGTTCCGTCGTGGGTCTACGAAGAAGTAGACTCCATGCTTCTCAGGAAGGAACCGTTTACTCATCCAAGTTTTTGTGTGTTGCCGTGGCACGGACTAGAATTAAGTCATACCAATTACGAAACAAAATGCTGTCTTCTTGAACCCAATTACGACATAGAAAAAATAAAAAAAGAAATGAAGGAAGGAATACGTTCCGCTGAATGTCGGAAATGTTGGACGCTTGAGGATAACAATCAAATAAGCGATCGATATTTAAAAAATTCCTCTTTGGATTTTTATCTCAATAAAGATCTTGCAGATATCATGCGAGATGCAGATCGAGAAGAAATTCTCACTCTAAAAGTCAATACCAGTTATGTATGTAACGGAGCCTGTGTCTACTGCGACAGCAACGCCAGCAGTTATTGGAACACCATTGAGCGTAGGATGGACAAGACCATTCC